CAATGTTACTTCTGGAAATACCACTGGCACGTTTGAGCTTTCTCATTACTCAGCTTATTCGATAGGAACTGGTGGTACATACTATTATGAAGATGTTGGAAGCACTGGTGGAGTTTTCCAAATTACAGGAGTTACGGCAAGTTCAATAAATATATCTGATTGTGATGTTCTTTTTGCAACTGACACCACATTCAACGAATCTAAGACATCACTAACACTAATTTTCAATATCTAAAATGAGCACTACCTTTCCTTTTGACGATCAATTCCCTCTAACTAACTACCCATATTCAAGTAGATCGTGGGGGTCAAATGTAGATTCTACAACTAAAAAGAACTACAATTTTGTAGGATTTAAACCAAAGTCAAGACTACAAGCATCAGAATTAAATGAGCTTCAGGAAATTTTTGCCATGCAAAACACTCTCAATCTTAATATGATTAGAGAATGGTTTAATGAATTAAATGGTACTACATGTGATGGTCCAGCCTGGAATGGTGCTACTCCTCTATTCCCAAAGGCACATCCATCAGGCGGAACATTCGAAGCTCTTGTTGGATACACATATACCGGAACTGGTGGAATTACTTTAACCTTTAATGAGGGTTGGTATCTAATTACGCTTGATTCTGGAATTAAGCAATGGATCTATCTCAATAGCGAAAAGAACACGAATATAGTACCAACATCAACCGTTGAGTATTATTCTGGTATTTCTTTTAGCTCAGATTATATCGATTGCACCGAAGATACAAGTTTACTTGATAATTCTTCAGGATCACCAAGCCAGTCTATCTGCGGAGCTGATAGATATCAGATCAATTTCACTACAGCTGGTATAACAGGAGTTACAGGATTCAATGAAGGTACATTCCAGAAGATAGTAAAGTTTACTTTAACAGGTTCTACATTATCTGTAAGTTACATTAATGGTTTGACTATTTAAAATAGGAATTTTTTTATGATGAAGAAAAAACCTTGTGGATGTGGGAAGACATCAACAAAAAATACTAGTATTCCCATGGAGCAAAAAAAGGAAGAATCGAAAGTATTTTCTGAATCTCCATTAAAAACAAATAATTCTGGAATTTTTAGAGGTCTTAGCATGGTTCAAAGCTATGCCATATCTCTTATTTCGCGTGGTATTTCTTCCAAAAAGGTAGAACCCATGACAAAGCAATTAAGAACAATAAGTTGTTTTGGAAATAAGAATGACGGCGGAGAATTACCTCCGTGTTCGCATTTGATGAAATCTGAAACAGAAGGTAAATATTATTGCGGAGCATGCGGATGTGGTGATAAACCTAGTACATGGTTAAACGGAAAAGATTCAGAATATAGTAAATTGGATTATCCATCTCTATCATGTCCTTTGACAATGCCAGGATTTACCAATTATTCTCCTAGCACACCAAACGAATGGCAAGATCCAATAACAAGAAAAAAATATATCGAGTCGATGAAAGTCGCTGATATCAAACAGGTAGATATTACAGTAAATGAAATTCCATTAGAAGTGCTAGAAGTACTTAAAAAACTTCAAGAAAATACTAATCAAAGAATGAATGCTCCGCCAGATGCATAAATAAATTAAATGGCGAAACCAAATTCAAAAGAATCACTCATTGAATATACTTTTAGGCAGCTTGGAGCACCTGTAGTAGAAATTAATGTCGATTATCAGCAAGCATTAGATCGTATGGATGATGCTTTGCAGTTCTTTTCCGAAAGACATTTTGATGGTGTAGAAAAAGCTTATTTTTCATATCAGCTTACCGATACAGACATAACGAATAAGTATATCAACACTAATTCTTTTGGCCCTATTGTTGGTGCATCTGGAGGAGATCCTAACGGATATGATATTTTATCCATAATTAGAGTATTTCCATTCGGAACATTAAACACAAATGAGTTATTTGATGTTAGATATCAATTAGCTCTTAATGATGTTTATGGTATCAATACCAATCTTGGGTTTGTAAATTCTACTCCAATTGCTAATTTTGATCTGACTAAGAGATACATTCGTCTTATTGAAATGATGTTTGATCCAGAAAGAACAATTCGTTTCAATAAAGTTACAAATAAATTGTACATCGAAACAGACTGGACAGCATTAAAAGCTGGAACATACATTGCTATTGAGGCTTATGTAAATCTAGATCCAGATCTTTATCCAGAAATCTATAACGATAGAATGTTGAAGAAGTACTTCACAGCTTTGATAAAGAAGCAATGGGGTCAAAATCTAGCTAAATTCGATGGTGTTGCTCTTCCCGGTGGTGTTCAGTTAAGAGGTGGAACCATATTAGCAGAGGCAGAGAGAGAAATAGCAATTTTAGAAGATCAAATTGTTTCCTCGTATGAACTTCCTCCAGATATGATGACGGGATAATATGGCTTTAAATCCATACTTCAGATTTCAATCTACTGAGCAAGATGTTGTTGAAACGAACATCATAGAAATTATTCGTATGATGGGAAAGAATGTTTACTATATCCCAAGAGAAAATGTTCAATTAGATAGATTATTTGGAGAAGATCCTTTGAATAAATTTTCAAAGGCTTATCAGATAGAAATGTATGTAGCATCTGTTTCTGGATTTCAAGGTGCAGATATTGTTAGCAAATTTGGTCTTGAAATAAAAGACTCTGTAAGCTTGATTGTAAGCAAGAAAAGATTCACAAAAGAAGTAACTGAGAAAAATCAAGATCTTATTCGTCCTAGAGAAGGAGATATAATTTATTTTCCTATGACTAAGACTATGTTTGAAATTAACTTTGTAGAGCACGAACAACCATTCTATCAGCTAGATAAAAACTATGTGTTTACTTTATCTTGCGAAACATTTGCTTATTCTATGGAAAAATTCGAAACTGGTACTCAGGATGTCGATGCCATTACAGATTTTAAGCAGTCGATATACAACTTCTTAATTGGTGCTACTGCAAACGGATTTACTGCTGCTTACAACAGAACCGTTCGCGGAGAAAAAGTATTTGTTCCTGGAACTATTGCCGGAACTACTTCTTTCTTCAGAGTATTGGATTTGGATCTATCAGGAAAGACGCTAACGGTAGAATTACTATCTCTAGATGGAGTTACATTCGCAAATCCAACACGGCTTACCAGCTCCGTATCAGGTCTTACCTTTGAAATTAAGAGCTACAATAGCACTAATTCATATGGCACTATTAATACAGTGCTTGATGATGCAGAAGGTGAAGTGCCGCCGCTTGATTATCAGAGAGGATTTACTGGCTCTGGAAGTAAGTATGACGAGCCAATCATAAACTTTACAGAAACAGATCCATTCTCGGAAGGCAATTACTAATGTTTAATGCATTCAATAATCAATCAATAAGAAAGCTAGTTGTTGCATTTGGTTCATTATTCGATGAAATTTATGTGCTTAGAAAAAATGATACCACTGATATAGAGGAAAAAATAAAAGTTCCAATTACTTTTTCATCAAAAGAAAAATTTCTTAGAAGACTTGAGCAGAATTCTTCTATTTCAGATAATGTAAAAACTCAGATTAATTTACCGTATATGAGTTTTGATATAACTGGAATAGCTTATGATAATAATAGAAAGAGAAATAAGCTAAGAATAGCTTCTACATCAGAAACTATAGACGAACAAAATATTACTTATAAAACATTTGCGGAAACACCAATTGCTGTTTCTATGAACATTTACTTTTATACTAGAAATTTAGATGAAATATTTCAAATTATAGAACAAATTGCATCATATTTTAATCCAGAATTCAATATAAGATTAAATTTTAATGATGTCCATAAAAATATAAATGTTCCTATCACAATGAGAGATATAAGAATCAGCGATGATCATGAAGGGAATTTTGGTTCTAAGAGAACGTTACTAGGTTCTATATCATTCATCGTTTCTAGTTATCTTTTTGGTGAGATTAAAACTGGAAATTCTATCAATACTTTTACATTTACTCAAGATGCAGATCCAGATCCTGCAACGTATGCTGCATTATTGAATGCTCAAGGATCAAGTATTGTTATCAATTCTAGCTATTCAAATCAATATTATTCTCTTTCTACATCTGCTAGTGCATTTATTTCTAACTTCACATGGGAAGAAAATAATGTAACTGAATTACAAACGTCAATTCAGCTATTAGACGAAATTAATAATAAAATTGTTTCTCAAGTTAAAATAAATGCTAATACTTTAGCATTAACTCAAACTAATGTTAATACAATATTAAAAGATCTTAGTATCTATGAAGGATTAAATCCATACGACACAGTTCCTTGTATTCCGGAAATATATTTAATTGATTATGGAAAGCCAAAATATTACTTTAAGATTTTTAATGGAAGCGTCAGTACAACATTTAGAGCAAATATAAATTCTATATCTGTATGTCAGTAATTGTGAAATGTTTTTATGGAAAATCTAGATAATTTTTTTAATATTGAACAGCCCAATAAAGGTCCAACTGCAATAGAGCAAGTTTCTCCTGATAAGGATTTCGATTACGCCAAGCGTAATATGTACGACATCATTGAGAAGTCCAAGGTTGCTCTTGATGGGATTATGAAGGTTGCTTCTGAAGGCGATTCTCCAAGAGCGTATGAAGTTGTGACTCAAATGCTCAAAACCATGTCAGAGATCAACAAGGATCTTATCGATCTGGAGAAGATCAAGAACGAAGCAAATAAGACCACGATAAAATCAACTACAAACAATTCGTTCTTTATTGGTTCAACAAGTGATCTTCAGGATCTAATCAATCCAGAACGGAGCAAGAAAAAGGCTCTAGATATAATTGATGCGGAAGTGAAGAATGTCGAGGAAATTTAAAGGTTACTTAGGTAATCCAAACCTAAAAGAAGCTGGAGTAAAGATTGA